TCGGTGTAGGCGATTGCATATCTACAATCATATCATCTCTATTCATATTAGTACCTACTATTTTATTATCTACAAAATTCGTGTCTACAATTTTAAGCATATAGATACGAAGTTAATAGATAAGTTTAAGTAGAGAGGCGAGAATCTCTCCTCGCCCCGTTCTACTGTCAGCCGTTCTACTTTTTGATGTTCAGGTCTACTTTCTTTATTGTAGCTACACCCTCGGGTAGATTATCGTTCCATATGTCTAGGTTTAGACCTACTATCATTTGGAAAGAATCCCAAGCGTCCTTAACATCTCTAGGTGCGTATTTCATTTTACCTATACGCTGTGTCGCTACACCTAAAACGAGTGCGGTAGCGTCTGCTACTTCTTTACCTTTCTCTTCTACTAGTTTTCTATACTGCTTTCCTGTTAGTTTCATTTTATTGTCCTTTATTTGCTCTCTACTGCTTATGTTATCTACTAAATGAGCGTTTTGAGCGTTTTGTTGTTTTTTTGATATTTTCACGCCAGATAGTACAACAAAAATAGTCAATAAAAAATATTGTTTATTAACTTTATTCTTCGTAACTTCAGGCTTTTTGGGTGATAATGAGACTCATTCTCATTAGTGGGGTGTTAGATGATAATGAGACGCAATCTCATTAAGATGGTATGGTGGCTTGTTGCTACTGAGACTCAATCTCATTAAGCTAGTAGACTAGATGATACTGAGACTCAATCTCAATAGCTATCGAACTAGGATTTCACTTTTCGAACGGGGATTCGAAATTTCGAACGGATAAGAGGGGCGGGGGTATAGCGCAAATAAGGCTTACACACAATCTCCGGCTATTTTTTAAGAATAGGAGTGTAGTTTACTGCTAAATAGCTCTATATCAACAGTTTCCAGAGAATCTGCGTTTTGCAGTCTACTAATTATTTCTGCTACTTCACCTATAGTTTTGCTAGTTGGCTCTAAAATATCTATTATTTGCATATTATTAGCTAGTTCTATAGATTTATTTATATTTTGTATTGTGCTACTCTCACTGTAGACGTTGTTTAGTGCTTTATCAAACCTAGTTTTCATTTTTTCAACCTTTTTGTTACCTTAATTTACTAATGAAAAGTACATTGAATCAAGTGTTTTTTAAATATATTGTAAAATAATATCTAAGGTATGGGTGTCTATTAGTTCAGAATACCTTTATTTGGCGATATTTGGTGTGTTTAACGAATCAAAGTAAAAAGTACGGGTATATTGTTGACTTTACTAGTTTGAGTCTATTTTGAGCGAATTTTCCCCTGTTCTTGTATCTTTTAAATAGAATAGGTATTTTAATATCTCGTGTTCTGCTTCATTTCCACGTACACCAGCTACTTTTGTCACATATTCTACTTCGTAACCTTTATCCTGTACGTCTTGTATCTCTTCCCACTTGACGTTCTTGAACAGGTTCTTCATATCTAGTTCTTCTTCTTGTGGTAGAAGTGGTACTAGTACGAAAAATCTTTTCATAATTATCTTGATAACGTTTAATATCGGATGTTCTATCCTTATCGCCTTTGCCATTCATCTTTCTTTCTTTTAATATTACGTTAGTAATATATTTTCTTTCTTTACTAAGTAAACTAAGTAGTTCCGGGTTTCGAACCCTTACAATATAATAACAAAACCTATATAAAGGCAAGTGTTTTATTAAAAAAGATAAAAATAAAATAACTCTTGCTTCATTTATGTATTGTTTTCTAACTTAATACCGTTAATATGACCAAGATATTAAATATTGCTAGGCAACAATGTGCGAATTGGGACGTAGGTAAATGTATTGGCTGTGTGTTCAATCGCAACAATGATAAGCTTTCTATATCAATCAGTTCAAAACTGAGTGGTAAACAATGCATCGTTGAAGAAGGATGCGATTATTTCGAATCTGTGGTCATTCCGGGAATTGCTGACAATAATATGAGAGAGTCAGCTAAACTATCAAGAAAGTTATAGGAGTAACAATGATTATAGGTGGACATCAATATAGAATAAACTTAGTTGAAGAGATGAAAGTGGATGGAGGTATCGTATTGGGTATGCATAATGCAAAGAATTGTAGCATAGACATAGATAAATACATTACACTATCAAGAAAGAAAGAAACTCTGATACACGAGATACTTCACGTTATATTGACAAATGCAGGATTTCAAGAGCAAGATGAGCATTATATAGACACAATAGCCAACGGTTTGTTACAATTAGGTGTTGGAGACCTATTGTGGGAAAAAATGGAGATGAGTAAATGAAAACAGCCATAGTCATAGTCACAATGATTTCTGGTAAGCTTTATTTCTTTATGGAAGCAATGTTTATTATTTGCCTAGTAAAAGTGCTTAAAGGGGTGATTAAGTGAAAAGAGCAATAGTTACCCCTGACAAGCACTTCCCACTTGAAGATAAGAAGGCTATAAACATAGTATGTCAAGCTATTGAGCTTGTAAAGCCAGATATCTACATAGACCTAGGTGATACTGGGGAGTGGCAATCTGTATCACATTGGCAATGGAAGAAGAAAAAGAGACCTCCTCTTGAATATCAATTGCCATTTGTATACAAAGAAATAGAAGCTGTCAATAAAGGGATGGATGTAATAGATGCATCTCTAGATAAGGCAGGAACCAAAGAACGTCATTTTATAGAGGGAAATCATGAAGACTGGCTTAACAGGTTTGTTGAAGAAAATCCATACTTGGCTGAAAACATACTCGTCAAGAATGCACTCCGTCTTGATGAGCGTGGATACAAGTATCATAAAATCGGAAAGATGCTCAAAATTGGTAAGATTCATTTCTATCACGGTCATCATTTTGCAGGAATTAACCACACTCGTAATCATCTTCTTAGGCTCGGTGGTAATGTTATGTATGGTCACCATCATGATATTCAGCAAAGCTCTGCTACGCACATTGATGGGGTCAAATCAGCGTGGTCAATCGGATGTCTAAAAGATATGAGTGCTAACGCAAATGAATGGCTTGGTAATAGACAGCATAATTGGCAACACGCTTTTGCTATTGTAGACTTTCATAAGAATGGAAACTTCAATGTCACAGTTCATCAGATAGTGAATGGAGTAAGTACTGTAGATGGAAAGATTTTAAATGCAAACAAGAAAAGTAAATAAAGTACAACATATAATATTTGATAACGAAGATGAGTTCGTTGATAATATGCCCAATACATCAATTGTAACAGATTGGAGAAAAGGTAAAGAAAAAGATTGGGTTCTGACAGATGATGGTCAAGTTTGTATGATATTGAAAAGAGGTCAGTTAAAAGATAATGGAGTTTTAAAAAGCGACTATATAAGAACCGTTATTGGTACATTTATATGTAAGAAGAATATAAAGATGGAAGGTGATATGAGAAAGAACATATACACCTTTAGTTCTAAGTTTGAAACATTATATAAGTCTAGAAAAGAAAGAGTAAAGCCAACTAGGAACGAGTTCTTATTTGCTAAGTATGTAGCAAAGGGAGAAGATATAGTTGATGCGTTCATGGATGTATATCCTGCAAAAAGTAAAAAGTATGCAGAACGTGAAGCTAAACTCTTAATGAGCACAAAAAGGATAAAGAATTTGGTACGAGAAGAAATAGAAAAGATTATGAATGAGGCGGATATAACGCCTTTATACATATTAGAAAAGATGAAGGATATCATTGAGTCAACAACATCTAGGGATAGTGATAAAGTATCTTTGTTAAAGGAACTTGTTGCTATTGCTGGTATGCGTGATACAGATACTAAGTCTGAGTCTGTTACTGTGTTTCAGGGGTTTTCTCCTGAACAACTTGATGCTATCGGTGGTAACAACACAAAAAAGCTAGCAAGTGCTAAAAGGGAAATAAAAAGCTGATGAATCTATATGAGATAGTCATAGAAGTACTGGAGTATGCCAATGAGGGCAAGATGAATCTTGATGATGAAATGTCAAGACAAAGCATAGCCACTGAGGTGTATGACCTATTCTATGAAAATCAAGTATATTCTCCATATGTTGATAGTGGTTATATAGAAGACCTGAAAGAATATTGGCATTTTAGAGAAGACTTGAATGAAGACGAATAAGTTAGCAGTATACGGAACACTTAGGAACGGTAAGCGAGACACTTGGAATGTGGATGGCTACCTAATGCTGTTTCCCGGTCATAGAAATTTTCCTGTTGCTATGGTTGACGATAGTCAAAAAGAATTAGTTGTAGAAATAATTGATGTTAACGAGTCTGATATACATAACTATGATGTATATGAGGGTGTTGACGCTGGTTTATACGAGAGAAGAATAGTAAAAGCATATAACGACGATGAAGAGATAGACGCTTGGATGTATACAATGGGCACATTACTAATGCAACATAAAAATGTTTTTGAGATGGTTCCTAAGAAAGATTGGATGTGTGAAGAGTGCCTAAGCCTAAGAAAGTAAATATAAATAAAAATAACGTATCTGAGAAAGAACGTGTTCTAGAACTGGCTAAGCGTGATATAGTATCATTTGGTCAGTTGTTTTTACCAGAAGACTTTATGAAGTCTACCCCAGCCGCATATCATTATGAATTAAATGACCTACTATTAGATTCCAATAAAAAAAGGAACTGTATAATACTACCTAGGGGTCATAGTAAATCAACATTAGCTAAGACAGCATTATTATATCATTTATACTTTAATCCAGAAGGTAAAAAAGAATTTATAGCTTGGGTAGCTGAAGAACAATCTCAGGCAATAGACCATATAAAGTATATGCAGAACCATATAGAGGTTAACCCTGCATTGAATTATTACTTTGGTGATATACGTGGAAGTAAATGGACAGAGAAAGAATTTACCACAAGTAAGGGAGATAGGGTAATAGCAAAGGGAACATCGCAAAGATTACGTGGTCGTTCTCAGTTAGGATTAAGATACACAAAGATTGTTCTTGATGACTTTGAATCAGAATTAAATACAAAAACTCCAGACAGAAGAAGAGAAATCAAAGAATGGGTTATGTCAACTGTTGAACCAGCTTTAGAAAACTCTGCTGGTAATGAGGGTTCTATATGGTTAATTGGAACAATAGTTCATTATGATTCATTCTTACAGAGTATATACGATGGATATGTGGAAGCTAAGAGAGATAATAGAAATTATGCTTGGGATGTTATGTATCACAAAGCAATTAATGAGGATGGCAATGTTTTATGGAGTAGTTACTTTAGTAAAGAAAAACTAGCTGATATACGTAGAAGGTTTGAGGATGTTGGTTTAGCACATAAATTTGCACAAGAATATCTCAATGAAGCTAGAGACTTAGAGAATGCTAAGTTTAAAACAGAAAGGTTAGAGTATTATGACCACGAATTTGAAAGTAGAGATGGTTATGCTTATCTTGTTAATAGTAAAGATGCTATTCCTGTTAATGTATACATAGGTGTTGATTTAGCTTATGAGTCTAGCCATTCAAGCGATTATCAGATAATAATGGTTATTGGAATAGATAGTGATAGGAATATATACGTTATTGACTATATGAGAGAACATATACCATTATATGATATGCCAGAGCAAATATTAGAATATGCAAGAGAGTTCTCCCCAGTAAAGCGTGTTAATGTAGAGCACGTTGGTGCACAGGGAATAATAAAGGACGCTGTTAATACATTATCTAATACTGAAAGAAAGGTGGCTCCGGGAATAGCACTTGGAGTTAGACCTCCAAATGGAATAAAGAAAGAAGATAGATTAGAATCTTTGTTAGCGCCTATAGTAAATAGAAGAAAAATGTTTATAAAAAGAATCCATACGTCCTTAGTAGATGAGATGTTTCAATTTCCCAAAGGAAAGAATGATGATATCTTAGATGGGCTATGGTATGCAGTAAATAAAGCTAGACCACCTGTTAGTAAAAGGTTTGAAGCTATTGATTTCATAGAGAATAATGCAGTAAAACCAGTTAAAAAAGCAACAAAGAGAGTAATTTCTTGGGTAACAGGTCAAAAAATATAAGAAAACACTTGCCTTATATAACATTTCTTTATTATATTACACATCAAAAAGGTAGGTGTACCCATTTCTAGTATAAGAGAATTAGAAAAGAATGAAGTGCAACACTCCGAGGTTAATAGACAGCTTTGGAGAATGTGGCGAGATGCAAGAGCTGAGTGGGATACGGAAGCTAGAGACTCTATAGACTTTTTTCTAGGTAATCATTACTCACAAGAAGAGTCTGACGCTCTAAGAGCCGTTGGACAAGGCGACTTTGTTATTGACCGTGTATATGCGGCTATTGAAAAACTAAAATCTCTTTTAACTTCACGCTCTCCAAAATATAGTGCAGTAGGTAGAGAAGACTCAGACAGTAGAATATCTAATGTTTGGAGGACTATACTCGAGTATGTCTGGGATATATCAGATGGGGATACTCAATTCAAGCAAGCAGTTCATGATTACGCTACAGCAGGTATGGGTTATCTATATGCTTATATAGACCCAGAATCAGATTATGGAAGAGGTGAGGTAAAGTATACATACCTAGACCCATTTCGTGTTTATGTAGACCCAGCATCTAGGCATAGGTACGCTGACGATGCATCTGGTATTATATTGTCTACTATATTAACTGAAGACCAGTTATTGAATATGTATCCACAGGTAGAGCCTTATGTTGAGGAACTTGAAACATATTACGATGAAGAGGATTACCCAGAGTCAGGAAGAAAAAACTCATCACAGTCATTCACTCCAGACGTAACATATGAGTCTGAGTACAATCGTGTAAACAAATACAGGATTTTAGAAAGATTTACAAAGATAAAAGTTCCATTTTATAGAATATTCAATAAACAGGATGGTTCAGAAGTCATACTAGACATACAGAAGTATGAGGACTTTTTAGCTTCTGAAGATGCTCAGCTATTAATAAAAGCTGAGATGATAGAAATTATTGAAGTTATGCAAACAAGGATTAAAGTCTCAGCAACAGCAGGTGATTTGTTGTTGTATGAGCAGGTTTTAAATACAGACATATATCCGATAATACCAGTTCCTAATATATGGACAGGAACTCCTTATCCAAAGTCTGATATATCAAAGGTCAAAGATTCTCAGAGACTTTTGAATAAGCTTTTCTCTCTCACTCTCTCCCACGCACAGGCTTCTGCTGGACTTAAGTTAATGGTTCCAGAAGGCAGTGTGGATGATTTGGGGCAGTTGGAACAGGATTGGGCTAAGCCTAATGCTGTAATACCTTATAACCCAGAGTTCGGTGCACCTCATTTCCCTGCCCCACAATCACTTTCAGGAGAGTTTTACAATTTAATGAGCAGAATAGAGCACTACATAGATTTAAGTTTCGGTATCCCCGAGCTAATGCAGGGTTTCAAAGAAGGAGCACCTGAAACAGTTCGTGGTACTGCGATGCTTGCCGAAATGGGTGAGACTCGTGGAAAATCAAAGTTAAGAGATATCGAAGGAAGTTTGACCAGATTAGGTAAGAGTTTGTATAACCTAGCAAAAGGTCATTATACTTACGCAAAGACATTTAGAATTGTACAACCTAATAACGACATTACGGAGTTTACGGTTAATAATATGTATGATGATAGAAGTCAGGAAATTAATGCCATTACAAATGACATCACCGTCGGGCATTATGACGTGAGAATTATATCCGGTTCTACTTTACCTTCAAACAGGGTAGCTGAATACAATATGTACCTTGAAGCGTATAAGATGAATCTGGTAGATGATGTCGAGGTTCTGAAGAAAACAGAAATCTTTGACAAACAAGGTGTCTTACAGCGAAAGGGTCAAATGGCTCAAATGCAGTCTTACATTCATTT